ATAGTTAGCGCTTTCAGCTACCTGCGATAAATCACTTTTCCTCAATTTTCTTACAGTTCGGGTTGTCCATCCGCCAATATAGACAAATTCATCGTCTGTAGCTATAGTCTCAATAGTGCCGCCATAGCTTGCGCTTTCAGCTACCTGCGATAGGTCGCTTTTCCTCAACTTTCTTACAGTTCGGGTTGTTCCCCCGCCCACATATACATAGTTATCGTCTATAGCTATAGCCTCAATTTCGCCACCATAGTTAGCGCTTTCAGCTACCTGCGATAAATCACTTTTCCTCAATTTTCTTACAGTTCGGGTTGTCCATCCGCCAATATAGACAAATTCATCGTCTGTAGCTATAGTCTCAATAGTGCCGCCATAGTTCGCGCTTTCGGCTACTTGTGATAAGTCACTTTTCCTCAATTTTCTTACAGTTCGGGTTGTTTGTCCGCCAACATAGACAAATTCATCGTCTGTAGCTATGGTATAGATCGTGCCGCCATAGTTCGCTTCTAAAGGAGTAAATTCAAAAAGCGACCCAATTTTAGCGACATAAATGTCGTTTTCACGACCCATTGTTACGCCGTGTTGGGCATAATCTGCCAAATGCGTACTAAAGCCCTGTTCTAGTTTGTTTAGATTTGCGGCATTTACCGGAGTGCCTTCCTCTATCACCGTTCCGGGTGCTGGTATGAGGGTGATCGTGCCGTCTGGATTATTCTGAACATTGTAGGTCCTCGGCTTCTCAACTATTCTGTCTTTCCAGTTAATTGGTTCGTAACTCAATATATGTCACCATCCTCTCCACATGTAAAAGTACCTGAATACCGAAAACTCTGTTCCATCCTGTGAATCATTTCTTTCATGAGCTTTAACACATTCTCCAGGTCGTTTAGCTTTCGCCAGTCAAGATTCTGCAAAGTTTCCGGTAGCGGAACATCCTGCTCATAGTAGACGTCAATGAGAGTTTGCACGTTCGTCCGAATCCGCTCCATCTCTGCTGAGTGCGGGAAGTCTGTCATGTCCCAGTCGGTTTTTACCGGCAGCCCTCCGAATCCGTAACCGTATTGATATAGGAGATTGGACAAAAACTCCGAATCCATCTCAATCCGGTTCAGATCCCAGTAGTTCAGGCAGCCGATGAGCCCAGCCGCCCAATCTGATTGTTCTTGGGGCGTTAAGCTGCTCCAACCGTTTCTTGCTATCTTGTTATTTAGGCGCAGCGCATAGTCTATGTCTGCCTGTGTCCGCTGCCAAACTGGCTCGATCCAACTGCCGGATGGGAAGTCATTATCAACGAAATGCCATGCCATCCAAAATCCTCCCTTCACCAGTGCCCCGGAAAGCCCCGTTATAAGCAAAACTAACCGAAGTCGTTCTTACTAATGAAGAGCCGTAATTGTTCTTGACCGTGATAATATCCATAACATCGAGGCGTGGGTCTACCCTCCATTCAGAAGATATAATTTTTCTCTTCGATAAATAATCTTTGACCCATTCCCCGATGGCAACCGCTCTTTCAGAAGTAGTAATCAGTGGATTTTCAACTTTTTGAATTTCACCTTTTTCCTCACCGGTACTTATTGTAAGAATGGTTTCTGAGGTCTTGAGAATATCTCCGGTTATATTCACACTTACATCGCCGTTTCCGGTAATAGTAAGTAAACAAGCATTTGTATAATAATTTGCCGAAACCAATGTTCCATTCGTGACATTAGCCGAAACATTAACCGCCGGGTCGGAGTAAGTAATATAAATTGACTTAGAACCATTGATGGGAATTACACCGTTGTATAATTCCTTTCCGGTGTCACCTATAAAATAGTTATAAGTAGTTACATCCACCTGTAAAAGCGGCTTCGTTAGCGAAATCTCCGATTTTTTAAAGCTGTTAAAGTTATCTATCGTGTAATCATCCGGCTCTGTTTTAATAGGCTCAATGTGCAATGTTCCCTTCCTATCAGCATACAAAACACATGCGGCAGCATTGGCTATCATCTGCAAACATTCAGCCAAACTCACAAGAGGGAGAGGGGCGTTCGTGTAAATATTTTTAAGAGAATCGTCAATTACCCATTTCACCGTACCGTCTGAATTTAAGGGCAGATTAGCTTCTTCGAATACTGCCGTTGCTAACGAATAGAGCGAAACCCCCTCCGAGGAATAAACACCTTTCATATAAGTAGAACTCATAAATTCCAAAAGGTCACGAGCTTCGAAATTAGCAGATATTCCGTTCTGCGGTGCTTCCCATTCGGAGAGATAAAATACCCCACCGTCTATCCATTCAATAGAATCACCTAACTTATAACCGTATCGAGTTCGTATTTCCTGCCGTTCCATAAGATACTTTGACATCCCGGCTTCATTGTTTGGGTTGTACTCATTCGAAGTATTATCTATTCCGAACCGAACGCTTATCTTTGGCAGTTTAGCGTTCAACGGGTCTACCTCTTGTAAATGTTCGAATTCTATCAAGTCGGTTTTCGTATAAATTCTATTGATACCAATAAAAACATTGGATATTCTTGCTCTGTGATATGGTAAGCACCATTTAAGAATTTCAATACGGATGAGGTTATAATTCTCAATGTCAAGCTCTACTACCGACACAACAGATTTATTATCGATGACAGTTTTCTCTGCTACCAATGTTGCTCCGTTATAGGCGGTTACTCTAAAATTCTTTGCATATTCGTTGTATGCATCTCCCCATGTAATAGTAATACCGGGAATTACGGGAGCGTGTACCTCAGTGAACGAGATTTCGACAATGGGTATTTTGTCAAAACCGCAAGTTTCGTTACTGAGAATATCGCTCACATATCCGGTATCTCCATAATCGGATTCGGGGATAATCTTTCTACTCCCGTCCAATAACCAAATATTACGCTCTAGGGTGGCGTAAGGCACAATGTCCTTCGCCACCCCACTTACAATTTGAGGGGTATTGGCGATGTAGATAGAACCGTCGTCAGAAGCAGAAGCATCGGCAAGAGCATCGGGGTCGGCAATATCATAAAATACCTCGACAAAACTTTCTTCAACGATGGTTTGTTTTTGATTATTCAGCCAATTTGCACTGACAGGTTGCACAATCTACACCCCTTAAACCTCTATTAGACTTAGTTTACAGTCTTTCCAACCAAGAATATCACCGGTGGAAGGGTCACGCCGCCACATTCCCGCACTACGGTCACTGACATACATTTCTTTTGTGACCCAACCTCCGGCACTCTGGTCAAAGAAGTCAACCAAGTTTATAAACTTTCCACCGGAGGAGCGTTTGAACTTTTTATTGATGTTCGCCCATTCTTCAACGGTTAAATAATTCCATGTAAGTTCCACCTTTGCCACATCGTCACGGATGACCGAACCTATCATGCGTCCCTCAACATTACGCCCGGAATCAACAAGGGTTGCGGTATTTCCGCTATATGTTGACGGTTCGGGAAAATCATATCCATCGACTGACACTAACGCTCTACCAACCAAACGCTACACCTCCCGGTAACAAGGTTGTTCCACGCTCTCGCTGTACTTTCTCAACCTTCTTCGTAATTTCTTTACCATCCAAATAGACTTTGACTTCTAACGGCTGCTCATTAGATTTAGGCATAGCCGCAACGACTGCTTCATATACACCTTGCGAAACAGCATCGACAATCTGGTCATTGTTCGCTACTGCCGTTCTGCTTCCGATGGAGCCAACCAATTCGGGACCGGCTTCTCGTGCAATAAATATCTGTCCTGTTGCCGGTATACCACCTGTGGCGAAACGAGGTATTTTAACCTCGAAGCCAAACTTTTTACCGCTTATGACTCCCTTAACACCATCTACAATGGAATTTCGGAAACCGCCACTTCCACCCGTTGCTGACTGGAACGAACCCATATTGGTCTTATACACGCCAACAAGTTTGGTGGCTTTGGTTATCAACGGGTTAATTTTCTCCAACGCAGTAATTAAGTCCTCGAACTCTTCTGTTTGGTCGGTAACTTCGTCATACATTCTCTTAACAGGGTCAGTAGTGAAGAAGTCGATAAAGGTATTGATTGTTGCGCCAATACCTGCAATCGCACTTACTTTTGTGAACTTCACAACGGCGTTAGCGAAATCACCCATAAAAGCGGTAAACGAATCCATATCGGTTTTCAATCCGGGCAAAACTGCAGTTAAGTCGCTTAACGGAGGTGCTAAATCTGTAAGTTTGGGTACAAGATTGAGAAGTGAATCACAAAACTCGACAAAGGCTTCGGCTAACTCTATCAACAGAGCCGTACCAAGTGCAATCGCAAGAGGTAGTAAACCTACACTTGCAACAGAAGCAACACCGAGAGCCGCCGTTACGATACCGATGTCAATGAGCAACTCCGTACCCTTTTTGATAGCAACCGAGATAGTATTCTTTTGTGCAAGAACGGGTTGCCACGCTTGACCGAGTTCATCGAGAGTCTTACCCATTACCCATACCTCAGCGATGAATAACACCGCCGCTGCTCCAAGTTCAAGTAACATCGCAGTACCGAGGGCAATAGCAAGAGGTAACATACCGCACGAAGCGACCGTTGCAACTCCCAACAATGCACTAACTACACCGATTGCGATTAAGAGGGCAGTACCAGTACCAATAGCAGTAGCGATTGCATCTCCGTTATTGATAACAGGTTGCCACGCAATTCCAATTTGTTCCAATGCTACGCCAATGCCCCATATTTCCGCAATAAATAAGGCGGTATTAACACCAAGTAGAGCCAACATAGCCGTTCCAAGTGCCATATAATCTATAAGAGAAGCACCCGCCGAACCAAGCAAACCTGTTACAACACCAACCGCTACCAATATACCGGTGCCGATACCCATAGCAATAGCAACGGTATTGCCGTTATCAATCACGGGTTGCCAAGCCTTTCCGACCTGTTCCAACAGAACACCAAGACCCCAAATCGCACCAACAAATATTCCTGCCGCAACTGCGACTTCCGCAATAACAACGATTCCCAAAGCAAGATTCTTTACGAGCGAAGTCATTTTAGATGTGAGAGTTGATGTGGTGGTGTTGATACTTTCGGTTGTGATTGCCACTTCCTGTAACCCAGTCGTGGCTTTTGCGATATCAACCGTACTCTTAATCTTCGAGAATACACCAAGAGCGATAACGATGCCACCAAGAACCTCGATAACACCGATTACAAGCGTTGCTTTATCAACACCGCTCCAATCACCCCGTTTAATTGCATCCCAATTCTCAGACAGTTCATTCACGCAATCTGTGATACCTTGAATCACCATAGAGACACCTGTGATTGTAGTGTTTCCTGTGAGCAAACCTAACGCTATACCGATATTGCTTACACCTCGTATGGCGTTCGTTACATTATCCCAATTTACACCTTCGTTAGATATATCGGAAATGCTACTTACGAGTTCGCCAACGCCCTGCATTATCTTGAAACCTGCTCCAACCTTTGTGTTTCCAAGAATAATTAAAGCATCGCCAATCATACCGATGCCTTCGCTGATAACGCCTGCAACATTCGAGAAGTTCGCACCGTTCTTTTCGATGTCATCGATATAATCTCTTAGTTTCATCAAATCACTGAGGAAACCTAAACCGCCGACTGAGAAGTTAAATACAACTTCCCCACCCAATTCCCTGATTTTTGAAAGATACTCTAAAATCACAGGTAGTTCGGTGTGAATCGCTGATGCTATTTTCCAAGCCGCTAACCCTTCTCCGATGGCAAGCACCCATTTTAGGATGGATTTCATTTTCTCCTCAATTTCTTTACTTCGCTCTTCAAGCTCACTTAAAAAGTCATAATTATATTTACTCAAATCAACTCCGAGGTCATATTTACCGACACCTCCGGCTCTTGCACCGGAACCGCTACCGTCATCTTGAGAAATGATATTAAGTTCATCGAAACCTGTTGTCACGCTCTTTAATTTCTTAACCGCATCGGTGGTATCTCCTATAGCCCTTTCTGCGGCTTCTGCCCCGGATTTAAGACCTTCTAATCCGGAATAATCAATCTCCGGGAGTTTAAATCCGAACAGAGTAGCAATCGCTCTCGCCGCATCGGTAATAACCTTTACGAATGCTTGAACATAAGGAATTGTTTTGATTAATAACGGAATAAGCATGTCTCCTAATGCTCTTTTTAATTGAACTATCTGTTGGTTCAAAATACGCATGGCGTTAGCAGGAGTAATTAAGGTTCTCGCCATATCCCCCATAGCATTCTTACTCTGTTCCATAATGGCTATATATCTCAACTGAGATTTCTGAGCTTGAGTCATTGTGTTTATATTTTGAGTAATACCATGATTATAAGCTATCTGCTGTAGTGTAGCGGCATCAAGAGCATAACCAAGCCTACGAAGAGGTTCCAATTCACCGGAAATACCAGCTTGAACCTTAATGAGAGCTTCCTCAATAGGGATATTGAAGAATGAAGATATATCATAACTTACTTGAGTAAGACCCCTACTCATCTGATAAGCCTTATCTTCAACTACTCCAAAGCCGGTTGCAATTTGCATGAAGATACCTTGATTACGAATCCATTCGGACATATCGATGCCCATTGCTTCTTGAACTTTCTTAGCGTAAGCAACCGCTTCATCTGCGTATTGACCCATCGCTACAGTAAACAAGTTGAAGTTCTCTACATATGCGTTACTCTCACTAACCCAGCCTCCTACAAGAGAAGTAAGCCTTCGAAACGCCAAGTAGTAAACACCCAACTTAACTTGTAAACGGCTTATGCCTGTCCCCAAGATGCCAAAAGACTTAGCAGCCTTAGTATTGGATGCGGAGAGCTTTTCGTTCTGTGTAATAAGCCTTTGTATCCGGGAAGGAAAAGCGCTAAACCCCGCGGCAACTTTATTCATTTCATCAGCCAACGGCTTCAACGCCGAAACAACCCTATTTATCTGAGTAGCAAACGCACCCATATCAATAGCTGCTAGTTGTTTTGTAATCTCCGGCACCTTTTTCAGTGAATTTATCGTGGAATTAAGGTTGGATTTACCTATAGACTCTAACGGCTTCAATGCAGAAACAAGCTGAGATATTTTGGTGGAGGGGTCTTGCATCGTATTCACAACATCGTTTAATTTCTTGAGCTGATTACTTACAGCAGTAAGACCCACTCCACCTTTGGATGCAGTTTTGAGGCGACCGAGAGAAGCGGTCAACGCATCTAAGCCGTTCACCGCTTGCTGTGAGTTTTGAGTTATTTCTATTTGTAAACTATCAATCGTGACGGACATCTGCGTTCACTTCCTCTCGTTCAACCTTATCTGGTAAATCCAGTTGCGACGCCCATGTCATAAAAGCAGCCATCGCTTTTTTCCGTTTTGCTTTTTCCATAGCTTCCTTATACTCTTTGATTTCTTCAGCCGAGATGGGATAAGGTTTATCCCGATACGGGTGCGGTTTCGTACCATTTTTAGCAAAAGCATGTAATACGGGTGACACACAACATAACGCTTCGTAGATATACATTCCTTGAAGCCACAACTCTTGATTTTTTCGAGCGTTTTTCAACTCGTTAGCTTTACGGTAATAAACCACCAATTCACAATCGTCATTCCAATACTGGTCGTAGGTCATACCTATTGACAAATAAAATGGAAAGTGCTTGTAAAATTGCTCGGTATAAGTAGGGAGGGGAGCTGAGTTTACCAGTTCGCTCCCCAATTCAAGTTTCCCTCATCTTCGCTCGGTTCATCTATAAGAGCCATGATAGGTTCGTTATACATTTCAGCCAACTTAGCAATCAACTCTTGCTTGTTGGTGAGTTTGTCGAAAATCTTGTCAATTACCTCACGCTTTACATTGCGATGATGAGCAAGGAATGCTCCTGCGAACAACGCCGGTAGAGTAGATACAGGTTTTTCAACAATATCGCTTGCGATAAAACCTTGTTTTTCCATTATTTCTATGGACTTCCTTGTAAATTCAAGTACATATTTCTTACCTTCGAATTCAAAAGTAATCTGTTTAGCCATTGTCTACACCTCCCCATTAAACTGTTTTCAGAGTAGGTTTGGTGGAAGGTGCAATACCGATTTTCATTTCAACAACATCGTTTACACCGGCTCCCGTCACCCAAACAGTATGTTCACCCTGCCATTCAAAAACACCTTCCGAACCGTCTATTCCGAATTCAAGGGCATAATACAATTTCTTATTTGCGTCTGCTAATACTGCTTCGTAATCGGATTTAGTGTAGTTCGCTGTGAACTCCATAGAATCCATAGACAGAATGCCTAAGATATATGTCTGAGCAGCATCCGAAAGAGTAGTGGTTTCACGAAGTTCGGGAGCACCACCGAGGTCTGGAAAATCTTTAATGTCGACTTTTTTTGTCAGAGATTGGGGGTTGGTTCCCCATTTCAAAGTTATGCCATAGGTAGTAATAGCCATAATCTTTACCTCCTATAAATTGTTTTGTTGGTCGATACTACCGCCTTATATCTGCCGACCATTCTATAAATGGTGGCATCGTCTATATTCGGAATCGGATTCAGCATAGTTCGTGTAAAACCCATGTCCTGCATTTCTCTATCGATTAGAGAGAAAATTTCTTTACATTGACTTTTCTTACCGGTCTTTTTGTTGGAGTACACATTTATTTCGTACACGAGTCCGGCATGATTCTCAATTCCTCCGCTTGATCGAGTTCGTTCTAAAACATAATTGTCTTTTTCCTCAATTGTCACACACGGAAATACAGCAGGAGTTTTAACATACTCACCGTAGACCGATATTTCACTGTAATTGGCTCTCAACACGGTTGACAACCTTTGGAAAATTATAGACTCTATATCAATCACGGCTGAATACCTCCTTTGCGATTCTTACGCATTCCTGCTCTAATTCTCGTGCTGTGTTATACATGAAAGGACGGCTCTGCATTCCTTTCGTCCAGTGCATTTTTCCATCTCTATCGTTGTAATACCACCAGCCGCTTTCACCATGCGCGTTCACATCATATTGCCATCCTGCGGGAGCAGGGTGGGGGGAACCTGCGCCTACAACACCTGTTCCGAATTCAACATAAACGGCATATGGCGCACCCGCCTTGATGATACCAACCCCCGTCGATGGACTAAAATAACCGCTAATGCTCGATTCAAGCTCGCCGGTGTACCATGCTCCAAGTTGTCGTACTTGTACTTTTGCAATCTCTACGCCGTAATCCGTAAGAGCTTCGATCAGCAAGGATATTTTAGCGTTCAATTCAGATTTGTACTTTTCAACTTCTCTTATCGCACGGTTGATTTCTTTGACAGATAGACCGAACGATATTTTACGCACTAACATTCACCTTACTAACAGCAATTGATACGCTATTCAAACTCTTTGCAACCTTCTTGACAATATAATCATGCGGTTTTAGAGTATCGAGCGAATCAATCCATAAAATACTTGTTTCAGTGATCGGTACGCTTAGGTCATCTGTCATTAAAACCTTATCGTAGTTTTCGGTATCACCGAATGGTCTTGTCGAGCTTTCACCCTTTGCCGCCGACACATTTATTCGTAAAGCGGTGGGGGAAGAATACAATATTTCATACTCTCCGGTTTCGTTACCGTACTCATCGAGAACAGGTTCTTTACCTTCATAAAGAGCATAATAGATCGTCTGTTTGTTTCGTTCCAATGCTCTCATCGGAATACCCCCACATATGGGGTAATACCCCTCATAAGGCTTTCCGGCACATCAGCGCTCTCATAAGTACGGCTTATACCATTTTCGCTATGAGAGATTTGTCCCTCCGCACCTCGTTTATTATAGAGGTAAGCCGCTATTTCAACCTGTTTAGTTTCATAACGAGCCGGAACCTCTATAATCGTTGGATCATAGGGATATGCTCGGTCGAGAATCTTTTGTGCGGCAATGGATAGGAGCGTGAGCAGCAACGCATCCTCATCCGTTCCGCTTATACCAAGCAAACCTTTTAACTGGTCGAGTTTTGAGTTTATATCTGCCACTCACGCTACACCCCTTTCTATTAACCATTGGTAATGAGCTTTGCCATAGGAATAGCTTTAGCATCAAACTTACGAACCCAATTATTTTTGTTGAACAATTGAGCATCGGTAGGAGATTCAGTCCAGCCGGTGGTCGGAACCTTAAAGCTAAAGCCGTTAGGATGAATGGTTTCTCTAATACGGGTATATAAAGTATCCTGTCCACCGTTCTTAGCAGGGTCACGATGAATTTCTACGGGAACATCAAGTCTGCCCGGTGCAAACCTCAGAACACCTGTTCCAAGCAAGTAGGTGGTATACTTAGGATAATTCGCAGTAGTTGTATCAACCGGAACGCCATCGTCAATAATAACGAGATAACCGTTCGCAGAAGCCAATGTCGTAGGTCTTTGAATGCCGTTAGCATCGGTCTGTTTCCAATACTCGAGGAGCTGCAAATTCTCTAATGTTCTAGCCACATTAGAATGCATGATTGCAACCGCATAAGCCGATTTATTATCTCCGAGAGTATCAGTAGCAACATCATTCAAAGTGGTAGCTTCAATCTTATAGGCTGTGCCGGTTGTTACACTGAGGTCAACGGTATGCTTCGCCCATGCGAGATCATTAGTAATACCAAAAATACCGTCAAGCAAACCTATAATACGATTCTGGCGTTTCTTGTTCCAATACCTCGCTACAGAATTTACAATATGACCGAAGGGGTCAGATCCGGACAGTTCTGCTACGAAATTTCTGGCAGTAAAGCCTTTTGCTCTACCATAAGCAATACCGGTCTGCACATCAGCGCTTGTTTCGGTAGAGGTAATGTCCGTTGCGCCATCATAGTTCACTTCATCCCCATCGAGAATATTGTAGAAGGGGAGAGTATATAAATTACCATCGTTCTGCAATTTTGCAGCCGCAACAGGGTCGTTCACGAGAACACCACTGTTTAACAAAGCTGTCCTTACAGGGTCGGGAGCTTCACCCCACGCCTGCACAAATAATTCCGCATCGAACGGAAAATTAAGATAATATCCTGCCATTATTTATTACCTCCTATAAGCATTTTGTATAATTCTGGATTCTCCAATTTTAACTTTGCCTTTTCAGTCAATGTCAGTTTGTCGAAATCCTCTTTAGTCATTTCTCCGTTTTTCCCGGCGGGCGGTTTTGGTGCGCTTTTTAGCAATTCTGCTTTAAGTGCCTTTTCAGCAGCAGCCTTTTGAGCGGCAATAAGGTCAACTATGCTTTTCGCACGAGCCTTAGTAGTTTCCTCATCTTCGGAAACAACCGCATCCAAAATGGAACTATAATCGGCTTCGGTTAATCCTGCTGAAACGAAAATCTCTTTTGCTCTAAGTTTTGAAAGCTCTTTTGCATAAGTGAGTTGAGCGGCAGCAGCCTTTTCTAATTCGACTTTTAACTTCTCATCCGCCGACATAGTAGATTCTTGTAATTCCTTCAACTCTTTTTTAACTTTCGCAAGCTCCGAAGCGGTCTTGTCAAAAACCTCTTTCGGCACTGACTTCGGAAGAGTCGCCGGGTCTACAAAATTTTTATCAGCTAATGCCGCATTGATTTCATCGATTGTCATTCCCTCTCTGTATGCATCACCAAGTAAAGTTTTAATATCCATAATAACCTCCTGTGTTTTATAGGTGTTCTCTCACCGAATATTTGTGTTTTATAGGTGTTCTCTCACCGAATGTTTGTGTTTAGTCGGTTCTCTCCCTATTGTGTTTTATAGCGTTCTCTCGCTTGAAAATAAAAAGTATCAATCAACCTCTAATCAAAGGTCAATCGGCACTCTTTTGGCGCTCTGTGTTAAAATAGTTTATTGTTTTGCAATTTTTACACTTTATTTCGGCTTCGCCTTTGACTTTTCCGAGCAACTTACCACATTTTTTACATCGAACATCAATCAAAAGCATCATCTCATCACACTACCCCCTCCGGATTAGGTTTATTATTTGATGGAGTGGATGTTGCCTTTGCGGTCAGCCATTTCTTCAAATAAGGTAACGAATCAAGATATGTCTGTTCCGGGTCGCTGAATAATCCGCTATTGGTTATCGCTATCTGAGGATGAATACCGGCTTCAAGCATGTTTTGCAAACCTTGTGTTTTGACCAATAGGTTGTCAGTTTTGTTTCGAGTAAATTTAATGTCAATGTCACTTAGCTTGAGATCAAACCCGTGCACAATGTTAATAATTCTCAAAGCTAAACGAAGGAACATCTTTTCGGAACATTTGAATGCCAATTCAGTGTCCCTCGCTCTGGATTCAGCAGCACTCCAACCGTCTCTAAGAATAACAGCTTGCCCGGTATCACCTGTTGTACGATTAGCTCTATTCCTATCCGGCATACCGCAAATAATCAATATCATCTGGTAAATATCATCTTTTGTTACTTGAACTTGAGTTTGGTTAAGCTCCTTTGAAACAATATCCACATCGGCGGGATTTCCGGGTTCGCCTTTAATCTTTATTGCTCCCATTTCTTTCAAAGCTGTAAACTGTTCCTCATCAATATCACAATTCACAAACTTCATAAAGGCTTGAACGAACTGTTCTATGCCGTCCATGCGGTTTGATACTGTGTTATTAAGAGCATCGAGCAAACTCAATACAATTTCAAAAGACCCCAATCTTGCTGAGTTAGCCGGATATTCAATAATCGGAACATCTCCCAAAACATGAGGTTCTTCTTTTACAACCACATCTTCTTCAACCTCAAAATAAGTGGTTGTAGTATAGATGCTGTAAAGCATTTTCCCATCATCGGTCTTAATGTATTTAACACCCATAAGCGGCTTTTTTCCAAAGCCATTGTTATATACTACGAAAGCATATCGAGGATCAAGTGTATCAATTTCGAACGGGCTCTCATCAGAAATCGTATTCGGTAATATCATTCTGTAAGCTGTACCACAAATATAAAACCATTCGGCTAATTCTTTATCCTTTTGTGCCTTATCTTGTGCAAACATAAATTCATTTAGCTGGGTGATTTTTTCGGAAATATCTTTATCTTCACTTCTCCGTACATACTGAATCGGTTCCCCAAAAACATATCCGGTTTTGAAAGATACAATTTCATAAGCATGATTCTCAACAATTTTATTGTTAATTTCCGGTCTAATAGCTTTAACTCGTTGTAGGATAGGTTGATTACCCCTGTAATATTGATAAAGATAATCTATTTCACTACTGTTTACCGAATGTATGAGCATTGCGTTTTGAAGAACATCCACAACATTTTTACGAGTTATTTCCGATACAGATGAATAAATAACCCTTCTGCCAAACATTGTTCTGGTTTCCGTTTTAATCACCTCTTTTCTACAATAGGAATCTTGTATTTCCTACAATACTCTTTTTCAATAAGACAACCCTTACTATTACTAAACTCACCGAATGCCCACATTTCATCACACATATCTAAAAGAGTTAAACAATATGACATCCCTCGGTCATAATCTGTGGACTCATACAGGAACCCGAAAGCATGAATCGGAGATATAAAACAAATAGTAGGGTAGAGATTACTAAGTTCTCTCACGAGCGTAGCAACTCTATCAGCATTTTCTTGTTTACCACCGAACTCATGACAGATGTAAACAACTTTCTCAATCATTCCATTTTATCCTTTCTCCTAAATCAGCATCCATTGATTTCTTTGTCCCACATAAGTAGATTATCGGGGATTTCTTGCTAACCGGCTGATATTCTCCTATTTCGCCATATCCGCCGTAATCCAATGGTGCTGCTGTATTTATATACAAGGTCTCGTTAATTTTTATCTTGTCATTTCTTAAATCCGGCACATTTATTACTCCCGGGATAATTGCGCCTAAATGGGAATGCGAATGAATGTATACATCAGCGGTAACTATGTTCGACAATTCGATAAGAGCATTTACCTTGCTACCGGCTTTTCTTCCACTCCTTGCTCCGTGGGTCATATAAATCGTGTAGCATATTTGGCGTATTTTTCCGCTACCGTTGCTCTCACGCTTTTTACCTTGAACTTGTCCGGCTCGGAGGATGATATACAACCCACTCGGCGAATATCTATCTTCTATTCCTAACTCTCTAGCAAACCGCTTTGTTACTTGAATACCTGTCTCCTTAGAGATTCGGCGTTCATGGTTTCCTTCGTTCACGCCCAAAATCTTATCTCGTATCGGATAGTACCGTTCTATACAGCGATCCAGTTGTTCATCGGGGCTATATTTATCAGCATACACATCGCTTTTAGAATTTTTAGTTGCCATGTTCATAAGATCACCGTTCAATAAGGCGAAAGCGTTTGGGGTCTCCTTAATGAACTTAATTCTATCCTCAACATACTTCTCGTCAGCGAAAGCGTCTGAGTCATGAGAATCTGCTATCGGGACTAAGATGATTTCCTCTAGCTCACGACTGAGCCTTACGGAAAAAACCTTCAACTATCACCACCCCTAAAAAAAAAAAAGCATAACCCCTTCGATACCAAATGTACCCAAGCGATAACGCTTTCCTTTATTGAGAGGGTCATTTCCGAACGCCTCTTTATATATCCCCAATATATAATAACACAATATATTGTGTTTGTCAAGTCCTAAAACCACAATATGTTATTAAAAAGGCCGTTTAATAATCTCAACACTACCGCCGGGATGTTCTAAAAGAACCGTAAGCATTGCCAACGAATCGGCAGCATCATCGTGTTTGTTCTTTCCGGTCTGCATGAAAGAGGTTAGTTCTTTCATGAACTTTGAATATTCCTTTGACCGATGCTTTTTATCCAAGAAGTATAATTTCTTAATATCGGGAGCGGCTTGAATAATTCTTGACAATTTACTTGCGGTAGAGGGAGCCTTCCTATGAGTAATATTTAACTTGATTCCCTCCTTACGAAGCATCTCATCAACTTTATCAGCATACTCATCGCCGCCGTTGTTGGCTTCAAAACGAGTTTGATGGGGGAGGTGTTGCTTTAATTTTCCGACTACAATAGGGCGAGTAACTTCCTTATCTCCGTTATTGAAAACCACATCGACCACATAGGCATCTTCACCATAAACATAACAGATCGGCATAGACAAACTATCACCGCCACCCCATGCAATATCACATACAGAAACTTTTCTATCCGGTTCCCCATCCGGCAGTACCCCATTGTAATACAGCAATTCTTCTTCCGGGAAAAGCAATCCTTCACGCTCAATAGGCTCATTCTGGAATAGACATTTCCACGAAACATCATCCAAGCTGTTTCTCATATCGAGGAAATATTTCGTATCGAACCCAACGCCGTAATCATAATCAAAATTACTTTCATCATTCTCATTAAGCGCAGGAAGAGCAAAAAACTTAGCACGGGGGTTACCCTCATATTGGCGTTCAAGTCTGCCGATAGGGTCATGAACTGACCATCGAGTGGCAATATGAATTTCCTTACATCCGAGCTTCTTTCTGGACTTAAGGTCATTGGTGTATTTATCCCAAAGGCTATCCAATCGGTCTTTAGATAGAGCTTCTTCTATACCGGAAACAAGGTCGTCCGCATAAAGAATTCTCTCGCTTCGAGTAGCACCCGTCAATGAGCCGTCAATAGAACGACAAGTGAGCGTCTTGAATCGTTTTGGCTTACCGAGGTCGATTGTTTCATCTTTGGAATTAGTTCCCACGATTTGTACCCCCGGAAACACATCCTTCCACAAATATTCCGGGTCTGTAATAATGTTTAAAACCCCGTCATAGAAACTTCGTGTCAACTTATCGGAGTGAGCCGATGCTAAGTTTGGCATATCGGGATATTTACCCATCTGCCATGAGAGGAAGAAAATACCGAGTGTAGTTTTACCCGTTCCCGGCGGTAGAGAGATGGCGAGTAAATCAAGTTCGTCATCCTCAATCTGCTGCAACGAATCAACGATGGGTTTAATAATCCTACGGCGAGGGAGGTAGAACCTCTTAGAAGGTTCCCTATCAAATTCAACATATTGCAAGTAAGCATCAAAATCTATAGGAGCATCGAATAATAGACTTCGCTTATGCAGCCAATAAAACTTCTCGCTTATATTCACAGGGTTTTTATTATTTTTCACCTGTGCCGCCGTTATAGACCGAACCTCACGATTAAGAGCATGAGCTGCTTTTGGGTTCTCATTCTCATATATACGAATCATCTCGAATAAATCTTCGACTGCTTGAAATTCCGAAGGTTTTTTCGATATTTTTTCTCTCAATTTCTCAATGACTTCAATTGTTTTCATAAAAAAAAGAGCACCATCCTTTCATCAAGACTGGCGCTCAAAGGCACTCTTTTTCTAAAATTTCATCTAAGCCACCATGAGTGACCACACGATCGGTATAAAAGAAGAAGCATCATGATTTTACCTCCAATATTGGTTCGTGCTGACCTTTTACCCAATCATTATTACCGTATTTATAAAAACCTTCGTATGTTTTACGATTAGCCAAAATCGTTTGAATGGTAGAAGTTCTGAAATGCTTTCCACGATGTGTAAGCAAACCTCTACGATTCATTTCCTCAGCGATGGCAGCAAGTGTTTTACCCTCTTCACTCATTTTGAATATATCTCGTACCGCAGCTGCTTCTTCGGGAACTATCACCAACTTTTTATCGACAACCTTATACCCATAAGGAGCTTGCCCACCGGCGTATCCACCTTTTTCAGCCTTAACACCTCTACCCAAAGCGGTACGCTTCATAATGTTTTCACGCTCCATCTCAGCAACACAAAGAGTAAACGCTTCAAGCATATTGGAGAACACACCAAATTGTCCGAAATCCTCAGAGATGCTGATGAGGGTTATATTCTTTTTCTTAAGCATCATCTTATAGTAAAAATAAATGTTTATATCTCTTGCTATCCTGTCATTTTTAGCGACAATTACGCATTCATACGGAGGATTGCTAACATCGCCATATATGATTTTATCGAAAGCAGGGCGACTCTCCTTAACACCGCTGACTCCTTCGTCAATAAACCATTCTAATATTTCATAATCATTACGCCTTGCGTATTCTAATATTTGTTCTTTCTGGGAGTCAATACCGAATTTATCTTCTCCGACTTGACCATCCGTTGATACTCTGCAATATCCTACTGCTTTTTTCATACATAACACCTCCTGTTTTTTGCAGTTACATTATAGCAATATTACACTAACTTGTCAATAGTTTTATTGTAAAAAAAGTGCTTTTTATTTTTTTGGGTGGTAGCGGAGATGACGAACCCCTTCCTCGGCCGCCGCCTATACCCCCCGGGTAGGGTATAAAAAAAAAAAGAATTACAATTATTTTTAAATAACCTATTGACAATTACAGTTAAACGGTTATAATGTAATTGTAAAACAGCCGGCAACGGCTCAATATTAAAGGAGGTTATATGAAATGAAATTCAAGACAACACAAAAAGCAATCAAACAGGGATATAAGAACGTTATCCAAGTATCATATTGTGGCCTGCAAAGCTTGTTGAGCTGCGAAAGCCCGATAGCCTACACGACGCGCGCCGAAGGATGGGGAGCAGATATATATGCCTTTGGAAATACGGCGATTGCTACAGGATACGCCCCCTTTGGCAATATTCGCCCAGCCCATGAAACCAATCAGCGCTACGAGAAGCGCGCGCTGGAAATCACGGACGGCATATATAACTGGCAGGAAAAGAAAGCGTTATTGGATGAGCTTATTAAAGAGTATTTGCAGGAGGTATTAAGCAATGAGCATTTTTGACAATTACTGCGACAATCGCGAGATTTTTTACATCGAGGACCGTAGCGGATACTATTGGATAAACGGCGCGTACGGATACAAGAAAAGCGACTGGACGCTTGAAGAAGCGGTAAACGACTACAAATCGGAGGAAGGGAAAGCGCGACGGTTTGAATCGGAATATCGCTCATGGTGCGACTAATCGCAGAGTGACGGCGGGTAAATCCCGCCGGTAATGCAGCCGGGCAGACGGTCACAAGCTCCGACAGCCCAGAGGCATAATTTAATTTTGGGAGGTTATACCATGAAAAAGAGCACCAAAGAGCTTAA